TTCTGACCAACCTGATAAAGATGAAGATGGCAACGAACTTGGCACTGTAACCAAGGTCGTAACTTCCTCTTTGCTTTACATGAAGGCTGTCAAAGCACTTCAAGAAGCAATGACAAGGATCGAAACCTTAGAACAGCGTCTATCTGATGCTGGTATCGCCTAGCGGTATCCCGCCCCGTGGCAACGCGAGGTATTACTCAAATCATATATTGCTTACAGATCTTGTACTTCGCAAGCCTATCTTCATAGCCGTTCCATCCGCCATTAATACGGCGACAGCAGGCATCAAAACCTTCTGTCAGACATATATTTAATAGATCATTCTCTTCAATCCAGGTGCGTGCTGATGTGAATGGATAAGTGGTAGATACATAATCAACACCTTCCATAACCCTTGGATCGTTAATACCTTCTGCCAGACGTGAGTAGTTGTACTTTCCAGTCAGTTGCAGTACTCCGGCACCTTTCCAAATTTCCCCTTCGTCTGGACCATGGCCTAAGTCAGTCCTACCACGTAAGTACAGTCCGTCTGAAATCTCTTTCATATACAAGAAATTACAAGTCTCATGCATCATGTTCGCCATGAGCATCTGTGCGGCATCAATATGTTTCGCAAACCCTGTATCACCATACAATCGATTGCAGTCATTGATGAAGGCTTTTTCAAAAGCAGATGACGGATAACCGGTTAATTGTTCCATCAATAGAGGCGTTATCAGTTTTTTAAACTTCTTAATCTCAGACGTCTTTCTATAAGTTTTAACCCAATCCGCATCTTCATTAAGCTGTTCACAGTTGCATTTCTGCAAGACCTTATATAGCTTTTCTGCAGCTGCCTCCTGATGAGATTCACCAGCGTAGTACTTAAAAAAATTCTTGAAGGATTCTATTGATAGTGTACTCATGAGAACTTGTATTCATCACTGTTAATTCTAACTAGTAAAATATAATTAGTCTCATTATTATATGTATGACAACTAAAGAACGTGCGGCATTTTGGGAGGCTATTGAAAGTGGTAATAGTCCTCTTTTATCAGTTATGCACACACTTGTAGAAAAGTGGGGACTGCCTGCAATCATTATGTGTCTTGGTGATATCGGAAACGTATTATCAGAAGATGCAGAAACTGCAGCAGATCTCTCGCCAAACCAGCGCGGTTTAATTCTTGGTGCATGTGCACAAGTATGTAATTTAAGTGATCAGATGCATGCTGAAATGGATCACCTTGCAGCTACCGAAAATGGATAAGCAAGAAAAAGAGAATTGGGAAAAAATTAAAGAGGCTTTAGAAGAAGCTGACAAAACTGACTGCTACTTCTACAAAAGAGCAGTAGCAATTACTAAAGGAGGTAACGATCCAATGTCTGACAAATGGAAGTAGCACCCCTACTACCTCCAATACCTCTACCTAACGCATTCCAATTACCAGCACCAATATTAGATGTACCGTTAGTTAATCCCCCACGTTGGGTCTTAGTACCACAACGATTAAAGGACTATCCAGAACCAGTCGCTCCACAAACAGAATCATCCAAAACCACAGAAGAAGAAGAACCAGCTGAAGAGAAAGTTGACCCCCCTCCTAAAGAGCCACCACCAAAGCTTCCCCAACCTCCACCAGTTATCTTTCATCCTCTACCTGCACTACCAGAACAGCAACTAGATACAGTATTACCTGGACCTACAGAAGTTACAGAAGAAAATTCAATAACTATCCCATTGATCGAAGTAGAGATACCACTACCAAGTAATGAAATAATGATTACTGCATCGACAACCGCAACTGTTGCTGCTGTTGCTTCTGTCGGAGGTGCTTTAGTAGCTAAAACAGTATTTGATTACGTACTTCAGCTTATTAAGCCTCTGCTAAAAATTGTTGTCAATAAGTTACAAAAGGTGCGTGGTAAGGAGACTACTACTTGGGCACGTCAGCGACTAAAACGTCGGAACAAATAGGGTAGAACGGACTATCAGGATGTAGCTTATAACCACTCTTGTAAATATTAATGCATTCCTTAATACGCACAAGTTCGTAATCCAACCTCCCTTTTTCTAACCTTTGTCTTGCTAGTGCTTTACACAGCTCTACTGAACTACCATCAAGAGGCATAGACAGACTAATCTGTGCCCCATAGTTTTTATTTGCAGAGTATGTAGATGCAAATGATTCAGTCTGCAAATAGTAAGGTGTAACACTAATTACAGGCCCATTACAGTAATGTCCATTGGCGAACGATTGCGTACTGAGCGAGCCTTGATTAATCTGTACAGCTTGATTAGCAACCGACCCACTGATACTTGCTTGTGGATTAGCAGCAACACTTGTATTCTCTTCTGCCCATGCAGGTGAGCAGAATAAAGCTACTGCGAGAATACTGATAAAGTATTTGTAACTGTATCGGTTTGGATTGATCTTGTTATATCCTCTGTTTCCACTAACCCTGCGGACCTTGTAATAATTTCTAGTTGCCATGGCTGTGCGGAATCAACAACATGAAATTGAGTAGCTGTATTTGTGATATCTATAGATGCTCCACCAGTATCAATAGCTGTGACATTATCACCATTCCAAGTAGTTACTGCACCCCCAAACCGTTCAATCGATGTGGTTTCAGTAACTACCTGGGTAGCATTGACAGTTTGAGTCATAGACCCAGTTGTAAAGTTTGGAGTGACTGATTGTGCGTTAACAGGAGCAGCAATCAGCAATAATAGAAGTAAGCGCTTCATACATCTGCCTATAAGTTGCTTTTTTCATTGTATCTTTTTCTAATCGTATCCTAATGAACAATTCAAAGAAAAACAATGTAATAAGGCAATTATTTTATAATATAATCCCGGCGGGTGTATTGACATGGTCTCTTGCTGTCCTAACTGCCAGTTATTTCGGCATGGCAAAGAGCGTCGATTCTGCATTCATTAGTTCTTTGGTAACAACTGTTCTCGCAAGTTATGGCATCACAAAAGTGCAAGAGAAAAAAGACAAAGATGATGAAGATTTTTAGTTAAACTATACAAAGCAAGTGCTACAGAGTATGGCTAACAGAGCGGGTGCTAAATCAAAAGCTCAGGCTCATGGCAAGAGCAAAAAGAAAGGCGCAATGAAAGGTATGACTGTCAAAGGCGGTCACAAACTTTCAGTGAAACGGGGTGCAGGGTTAACTGCTAAAGGTCGTGCTTCTATTAACAAAAGAACTGGTAGCAATTTAAAAGCACCAGCACCCAACGGTAAACCTGGTACTAAAGCTGGTGCTCGCAAGAAATCATTCTGTGCTCGTTCACGTGGCTGGAAAGGCGAACGTGGTTTAGCAGCACGTCGTCGTTGGAAGTGCTGATGGATAACGATTTTCCGACACGCATGGCAGGTCAAGCGCTACAGCCTTATGTCAACACAGGGGAAGGTTGCGCAAAAATGCCAGCGAAATATCCTGCCAAACCACGTGGCGGCATGAGTCATGGACCACCATTGTTAGGACAAAGAAATGGCTAAAGGTATTGCAACAAAAAAAGATCCCAAGAAATGGGCAGCCGCCAAAGCAAAGGCCAAAGCACGTATGGGTGGTAAGCACAGTGCACGGGCAATGCAGCTAGCGACTAAGTACTACAAATCTGCTGGTGGCAAATATGAAGGCAAAAAACCTTCAGCAAAAAATAACAAGATGAAAAAGTGGACTAAAGAGGATTGGGGTACACGATCAGGTAAAAACAGTACAGAAGGTAGAAAAGCCACAGGTGAACGTTATTTACCCAAGAAGAAGCGCAATGCTATGTCGAAGGCAGATTACAAAAAAACTAGCGACAAGAAACGCCGGGATACAGCTAAAGGAAAACAATATAGTCAGCAGCCTAAGTAGTTAAACTATTAGTAATTACAGCAATAACTATGGACAGACGTAAAAAAGGTAAGAGGATTAGCCTCAATAATAATATCCCTGGACTGCCTGGTAATACACCGTTTATTCCTACGAATGGTGCAGGGCCTGGGCGTCTTGATCCACGATCAGCTGGTCATGATGGTCAAGCCTACATAGATCGCAATCGCTATAACCAGAACAGTCATTAGTGAAAACCTTATATCTATATAGAAGTGGTGATAACACCTGTGTATCCCATGACAGCTATATACAAATGGGTGCGATGTCCCATTCGGTTGAACATCACATCAAACTAAACCCAACGATTAACTGGATAGAAACCTACTGGTTGCCTGATGTTTTCATGCATCGTTACAAACGAGCGACTTTTCAAGCACACGAACGAGTATCTGGCGGGAAAAGCAGTATTGAATCGAGACCAAGAGATTTTCCTGACGAAGGGGCATCAAGAGGTCTATTGAGTGGCAAAACATCTCAGTAATTTAGTCAAAATCTAGTCAAACATTTTCTCGATGCCCGTCACAATTACAGTCATGTAAAGAATTACCGCTGGTCTTGAAACCACTGAAAGCCAGGATTTCTCAACAACAAATATTGCAGTGAACGCCTCGGATCCCCGGCTGTCACTGCTTTTTTATTGCCTTGGCATAACTTGGGTTCTCAATAACTATCGCGATTTCGCCGTTCTTCGCGACGTTTTTTAGTCAGAAAATAGTCAAAAAATCTGCTACAACCTTATTGAGATAGTCAAATGCAGAATGCAGGTCAGTACTGAGGTTCTAGCGGATGCCAATAAAACACTCAAGCTCCGTGGCATACGAGGGTCATTAGAAGACCACAGCGACCGTTGGTATTGGCGAACCAGCTGTTCGATCGATCGAGGACCAAGAAAACAGCAACGAGTTTCCTTGGGATTGCCTGCTGATGGGTCGTCAGTCAATACAGCCATCGACAGGATTCAGACAGCTGACCTGCGCCACAAAGACATCGGCACACTCATGCGCCCGCTGCCTTGGGAAATTGCTGACCTTGAGGTGAAGGACATCATCACCGTTGCTGATGCGACAGATGTTTTACGTCAGAGTTTCTTTCGTAAAAAACGGGAGAACAAATCAACGCTCAGTAGTTGGAAGCGACTGGAGAATGAGATGAGGCGGCTACCAAACTCTGCTGAATTCACAATCGAGTTGGCAGTTGAAGGAATTTTGAGCACACCAATGCATAGTCGTGCTCGTTATGAAGCATGTAAAACCTACAAACGTGTCGCCAGGCTTCTGGACATACCAGGGGTTGTGCCAATTGATGACTTGCGTGAACCGCCTATACCTAAACGTGAGATCAATCCGCCTGATCTAGAGACCGCAGAAAAAATGCTGCAAACGCTGCGGTGGGCAGTCAGCAAGAAAGGTAGTGGAGTGATGTGGCAGGGGTGGGTGTGCTGCGCCTTGATCATTTATGGATGCAGACCAAGTGAGGCATTTGGTTTACAACTCAAAGGTGATGGCAGCAGTGGCTTGTGCTGGACGATTAAACGTAAGAACGGGAACCTTGTACGTCGCACTGTGATGTCATTACACCCGCAGTGGATTGATCAGTTTGAAATGCTTGAGCAGCCAGAACTTCCATATAACTTCTACGACAAAGCTGACTATGACCCGGAGAAATGTAAGTACTACGTCAACCAAACAGCACGTTGGTTGCAGACTTATTTTTCAGAACACACGTTGTATGACTTAAGGCACTCTTGGGCGATCAATGCCATTGTGGAATTAAGTGGAAACTCAGTGCTTGCAGCCAAATGCATGGGACATGACCACGCCGTTCACACAAAGACTTATCACCATTGGATGCAGGCAGACGACGTGGAGCGTGCCGTTAGGGAGATCCAATCCAGACGAAGCTTGTAACGGAAGGGAGGGGATTCGAACCCCTGGACCCTTGCAGGTCAGTGGTTTTCAAGACCACCGCGATCGACCACTCTGCCACCCTTCCGCTGTCAGTTTACGTGATGCTCAGACGCTCAGCGATCCGAAGGGCAGGCTCACGATCAAGCATGTAGATAAAGCCACTGCCTCGCCGTTTTTGTTTGTAGACGCTTTGTGGGAAGCGGCCATCGTTTAACCACTGACACACAGTTCTGCTTGATTTACCAATGGCAATACCAAAATCTTTAGTACTGACGTACTTCGGACCAGGTTTTGGCGTTTGCTCAAGTAGTTGTTTGATCTCGTATCTCAGTTGTGATACTTCAGAAGTCAAGCGATCAAGTCGAATATCAGTCGATGTTTCCATGTCATATAAGCAACAACGCGGTAAGCCGCATCAACACACTAGCAAGAAAAAGCTACGTTAACTACCGTAGTTTTCTATATACCTGCTTTTTAATCCCCTGTGGCCTCTGCGCTATAGGGGTATTTTTTTATCAGTATATAGATAGCAGCGTAGTTAGCGTAGCTTCAGTATTAAATAGTTAGAATATATTTAGTTAAGTAAAATCGGGTAACCATGGCTATCTTAGAATCAGCTATCTTCTGGATCGTACTTGCTGCTGCAAGTGAAATCATTGCGATGACTCCACTCAAGTCAAACAGCATGATCCAGCTTGTGCTTTCGGCATTGAATTCAATAAAGCCAAAAAAGAGTTAAGCAATATTCCCGATGATGGGAAATGGCTCTGGCAATTTGACACTCGTTCCGACTTCGAACGAGCTCAACGCTACATTCAAAAAAAGAAGTTCTACGCCACCCTTACTAATAAGCTTGACCAGGCTGAGGAAGAGTGGACTCAAACGCAGCCAGCTGAGACACCTACGTGGGAAATCTCAGAAAAAGGGACGTTTGGCAAAGACGGATGGTCGATTTCAACCCGTTATAAACATCTACAAAGAGATGATTGAAACCGCCATTCCTGTCGTTATTGCTATTGTTACTGGAACAGCCGTGCTCTTCAACAAAATAGGCAATCGAGTTACAACTTTAGATACAAGGGTAGATCGATTGGAGTTGAAACTGGCTGAGTCCTATACATCAAAGCAGGAATTTACAGCTGCCATGGGAAGGATGGAAGATCATTTAATTCGTATCGAAGACAAGATGGATATGTTGGTTACCATTAATCGCACTACATAATTACAGAAGAGACAAGTCTTAAGTAAAGTAAAGGCAGTTGCGAAGAACAACTACATGGGAATTGCTGAAGACTGGAAGGACTTAATGTTCGACCTCACTTGCTTATCTAAGCAGAGTGCCAAGCGCAGATTTAAAAAGTCAATTAAGTATGGATGGGGTGGCCTCTGCGGATACTGCAGATGCAATCGAGCAACCACACTGGACCATATAAAACCAAAATCCAAAGGTGGAGATGGCCGAAGAGGCAATCTTCTGCCTTGCTGCCTTGAGTGTAATCACTCCAAAGGAAGTGAACCTTGGTTAGTATGGTTTCAAAGGCAGTCATTTTACAATGAAACTGCAAAAGAATTAATTGAAGAATGGATCTCAAACAAACGTTTTATCGAGGAAGAATTAGGTGATGGAAGCGCTAACAATCGAACAACGATTTGCCTTAACCAGAGCTCGATACGAAGTATCCCGAATGAGCCGCCCAGCCTTGGAAAAGACTGCCTTGCGTCTGCTTAAGTCCCGCATGGAGCTCAAGAACGGAACACAAAACACACTACTTAATGCAGGGATCATGTTCAAAATTGATGAACATCAGGCTGGTTTACCTGAGATCATTAGTGAAGAAACTTTTATGGAGCTACTACTAAGGGCAGACGATGATTTGCCAACTAGTATCGACGATCAAGAATATGAGAATGACGATCTAGATGATGATGGTCTTATGATTGGTTAAAGTTAGCTAGACTTCGACTAGTTAATATTCACACATGGAATATATTTTAGGGCCAGTATTAGCTGTTGCTTTGAGTATTAAATTTACGGCGGAGAGAAGCAAGGCTACGGAAAAGCGGATAGCTGCTTTGGAATCAAAAATTGAGCTTATGGAAAGCTCGTCAACAACGATGCAATCAGAGATGCCAAAACGAATGCTTGCAACAATCGTTCCTCTTGCACAGGCAGTCAGAAAATTAAATGAGCAAGTTGGTATATGAATGTAGGGCAAGCTAAGAAGGTTGCATTCGGGAGCCAACCATCGAATGACTTGCAAGAATATTTTGATGCTTGGCAGTGGCTATATGACAATCAGATAGAACTAAAAGAACCAGACATTAGGTACTTAGACAAACTGATCTGTGATGGCTCAGTGATACCCAGAGAAGGATACTTCGATATACTAGACAGGTAGTCGTAAAGATACTGTGAAAAGTGCTGGCTTAAGAAATAAACCACTTGATCGACGTTACTTACGTGATGACGAACGTGAAGCGTATGACGCAAGTGGTGATTATGGTGCACGTGCACAGGCATTAAAACGTACAAAGGCTTACAAAGGTCAAATGGCCTACGAGCAGAATCGTCCGATCAGGACTGTAACAACACGTCCTGGTACAGGCGGCATGAACTCAGGCATTGGTATTCAACGTCAGCGTAAGGTTAACCAAGCAATGTCTAACGAACGTACAGCCAAACTACGGCCTGATATGGATGGCACACCTAATATTTACGAACAGCTAGATACACGCTACGGATAAACAATAAAAAACCTCCGCGTTAGCGAAGGCTTAGGACTCTTGCTTTGATCAGTTTAACGATCAGAAGCGGTAGGTAGCACCAATCTTGGTACCCAGTGAGAGGGTATCCACGTCAAACTCTTGGTCTTCTGTGAGGAATGCAACTTCTCCGTAGAGTTCAAATGATTGTGAGACATCGGCAATCACACCAAATTTACCAGACACTTCAGTCTCAAGCTCTTCATCTTCAATAGAGATAAAAGCAGGACCAGCCTGTACATAAAGGCTAACATTTTCGCTAGCTACAAACTCATACCCAGCGTGAGCCTCTGTCACAGCACCTTCAAACTCGTTGCCAATCCAACCTGCATTGTTCTCCACGTTGGCGTAGGGACCAGCAAAAGCGGGAGCTGACAGTACAGACAAAGCTGCAATAGTAATAATAGATTTCATAATTAAATTAACTAGTATGGATAGCGATTTATACTTATCGCTCTCAATATTATATGTACTAAATAAACAAAAAAAGACCCCCACTATTAAGTGAGGGACAGATAGTTAATTGTATAAATTAGTGGCAGTAACTAACGCCACGATATGTAAAACAACCATGCCGTTCTTTTACAGCAGTGGCTTTGATAGTTGGGACACCACGGTAGCGTGTCTCAGACAGGCGATGAACACGTAGTTCATTCTGTGCACGAAGGTACTCTTTACGAGCATTTTCGACAGCACGTGCTTGTAATTGGGTCATTGGAAACTCCATAGTGAGGTGTAGTTTCCCGTTCCTTCCCTCCATTCGTGAGGTACTTGCGTCTCCTAATGTTAGGAGATGAACGTATCTATAGTTTAACAGGGACTTCCCCACAAATCGCAGAGAAGAATAATTACTCAGAGAGAAGCAGCAGAAATCTCTGAAACCTAAAGTGCACCCTGACGCTGCTCTTCTTCAGGTGCTTTATTAGTTTAATGAATTTTATAAAAAGTTTGGGCAGTAGTTGTTAGAAAAATAGCTTCTGTCCGATATTAATTAAATCAACATTAGCAATTTTATTCTTTCGAGCTATATCTTCAATGGTTGTGTTATTTGCTGCAGCAATTGCAGTAAGTGTATCGCCTGACTTAACTGCATATTCAGTTAACGGACCTAGAGTCGTTAGCTCAGGTCTTTCAGCTAAAGCTTCGCCAGCAGGACGTGGTACCGCTTCTGTGATGACAGGAGGAGCAGTTGGTTTAGTACGAGTAATAATTGGAGGAGGAGAAGTTGGTGTAGTACTTGAAATTACAGGAAGTGGGGCTTCGTTTTGAGGAACGATAGGAACAACTGGTTTAGGTGTAGTTGGAGAAGGAATCGGTTTAGTTTTATTTACAAAATCAAGATCATGTGATGTCATGCCACCGCCTTGAGTAGCAGCAAGTGCTAACTCCGCAGGCTTATAAAAAGGTCCACCAGCACGAATCTCTTCTCGTAGTTCTTCAACTGATTTATCAGTATCATATTTATGTGGCTTAAGACCTATAACCCTTCCTGTATCATCACGTTTAAAGGAGCTCATAGCGACATCACCAAATGTATGCTTCGCACCAAAACCACCTGGAGTATTTGGATAGTCTTTGTATTCAGTGACATCAGATCCTCTAGCTCTTGCAGTGGCCTCAGCTTGAATCAATGCATCCGACATACGACTATCGACATGACGATCAGTACGGGCTCCTAAATGAAGGCCGCCCTGAGTAATTGCTGGGATAGCTTCTTGTGCCGCAAGAACAGTACCACCAATTTTAGGATGGACTTGTGCACCACCAGGAAGCAATCCAAACATCACCTTTTTATCCATCTGACCATAGGCTCGATTTAAGCCATCAAAAAATCCCATGAAGCCATAACATCTAATATCACTATTTTACAGTTAATTTTTTTTTATTTAGATGAACGTCCAAAGTCAAATTCAAATATAGCGCCTTGAAGAAAAGTCTTTAAGTAAAACAATTCTTCCTGGTCAATTTCACCTTGGCCAGTCCATTTTTCTAATGTATATGCGACAGCAGAATGTAATGCACGAGTAGCACGTTCATCAAATACACATGATACTGATGCTTCTTCCATAGATAATATTATATCTAGTGGGGTTTAAGTGAAATTTCTAAAATATCGCAGGATACATTATCAAAGATATATGGATGTCGATTCACGAGTTGTAGTTGATTTTCGTCTAACATTTGATTAAAGACTTTGATGGGAGGAATAGCCCTTTTGTCATACAACTCACCATTAATAACTACCTCCAAAGAATCAACAGCAACTTCTGAAATAAACAACTTGCTTGAGGAATGTAAATATTTAGCTATTGTGCTGTAGAAATCTTGATGGATATGCCAATCAATATCTGATGGTCTTAAATCATCACGTAGAAATCCACACGGATGTGTTGTTTGTATATTGCAGTAATTGGGAGGGTTTGCAATCACTAGATCAAAACTGTATCTAGGTATGCCCTCCATATTATTGCTGCAGTAAGGAGAAATATTATATCGATTGATTTTTTTAGTAGCTTCTACGCACGCGACTGAATCAGGATTAATATCACCGGTAACAAGATGCTTGCAGATTTTTTGTTCCAGTAATAAACAACCTATCCAAGCAGGGCCAGCACACCATTCAAACGCAGTTTCATAGGTTTGTCCTTGTAATAGATCAGCAAATATGGGTGCAAGAAAAGGTCCACCTCCATTCAATGATGGCATACTAATAATTTTCTCTAACCAGATTGCATAATCCATTAGTGAGTAGCCGCCCAGTTCTCACCATGATCAGCAGATGCAGCCATAGGAACTCGCAGGTTGTAGTACTTACCAGCCTCAGGTGCTGCTGCCTCTAGTAAGCGTTTCATACGATCAACCTCAGCAGGTACTACAGACATCTGAACTTCATCATGTACGTAAGCACATCGTGTGTAGTCACGGTCATAGGTAAGTCCTGCACTATCAATCATCTGCTGACCAATCACCACCCATCGCTTGGAGATGATTGCTCCGGCAGACTGAAGTAAGAAGTTGGGACTACTGTGCTCAGCACGACAGAATATAGGACGCCCATCAAGGCCCCTAAGACGACCAGTTGAGCGAACTTTGAGTTTAATAGCATCGATTAGTGGCTCCAATCCAGGAATAGCGTCGAGAAATTTGCGTCGTAAGTCAGCACCAAGCGATTTCTTTTGAGCATCTGACAAAGCAGGCTGTAATATATGAGCTAATTTAACATCTCCAGCTCCATAAATAAACCCATAAACTAAACTTTTGACCTCAGATCTAGTGCATCCCACACGATCTGCATTTTGCTGATGGATGTCACCGTTAACCACGACCTCAGCAAAGGCCCCCGAATCGAAGGCGGCCAAGTAGTGCCCTAACAGGCGCAATTCCAGGCCCTCAAGGTCAGCTCCGACCATTACATGACCAGGGTGAGGTACAAATAGTTCACGTGCCCACGGTGCACTAACCACTTGCCCCAAGTTGGGACCCCGATGCACATTTCTAGATGTTTGAGTAGCAAGAATGCAGCTGTGATGGATACAGCTATCCCCCTCAATAGAGTTGAACCAAGAGTTGGTTCCCTCGGATAGCTGACCAAGCCACTTCTGTAATGTCAACAAGCGGATAAACATCTCACATTCGTCATGCAGTTTCTGGTTACCAGCAGACAATGCAATGTCTCTCACTTCAGAGAGAGTTGCTTCATCAACCTTAGGTTTACCAGTTTCAGTAACCTTAGTGAAGCGTGCACCACGGAATGTTTGCAAAGCCCAAACAATGTTTAGGCGTGACGTAGGGTTGAAGTCAGTCAAGCGCGTCATAGAAGCACCTGCTACATAGCCTTTCTTTTTATCAGCACGCTTTGGAGTGAAGACTTTACCAGGTACGTACAGATAAATTGATTTTATTTTATTTGTTAGATCATCAAACTCCTGCTGCAGTTTCGTGCGAACACGTACAGCAGCTTCAGTATCAAATCTAAATCCACTTGCTTCCTGCTGAGCCATAAGCTCGGCCATCCGCATTTCAAGAGCAACGTAATCAGGCATCATTATTTTTTAGTTGGTTGAATCCAAAGTTGAGATCTTTCTCTTTAGCCGCCCTGTCTGCTCGATTCTTATGACCAAGCTTTGCTACAGACTCCATCACCTTTAAGCAGTCCTCTGTAGTAGCGCCTTCTGGCATTCGCGAGTGCACAATATTAAATAGCGGAAAGAAAATCTCCGCTGCCTCTGTCATTTCTTCAGAGTTAAGTGGATCTGATTTCTTAGGAATAGTCATTCATTCTCCTTTGCAATAGTTCGTATAGCTTTACTGTTACTTTTGTATCTTGGATGCAATAGTCAAGCATCTCAGGAGTGTAAGTAGACCAGTCATTACTGGTGTTCTTAGCAAAGTCTCCTTTGAAACATTTTAATCTATAGCCCCATGCTTCTAGACTATGTGAGCCGTAGAGCCTTTGTGGCATTCCAATAGGTCTTCTTTCATAATCTCGCTCACTAATGTGAGGATAATACAAGCGAGACAGAGTAAGTGTGTCAAGGTAAGAACCTCTTGGTGCAAACTCTGGAAACTGTTCTTTAAGAAGTGGTACATCGTATCCCAGAATATTGTGGCCAATTAGAACATCAGCTCTCTCAAGGGCTTTAACCCCTTGAATAACTGCACGTTCTGGTTTGCAGTCAAAAACTTCTGCTTCTTCTACATTAGCGATATCGCGAATCACAATACAGTGAATCGTCGAGCCGACACGGAGTAATCCTGTGCTTTCTATATCAAATAATAGTTCAGTTGTCATAGATCGTTTCTACCGCTGGTTTGTCTGTGGATGGGTCTGGATATAATTTCTTATCAATTTTTCGATTGGCATGTTTGTTAACTGAGAGCCTTGGGTCTTCGTCTTCAAAGTGAGGTTCAATAGCAATGTCTAATTCACGTGCTAGTCGTGCAGCTCTACGGAACTCATCCTTGTAGTAAGGCTCCCAATCAGATGCAAGTACTACGATCTTGCGAATACCCATGATGTGTGCCTGAAAGACAGAGGCAGAGAAGGGATATCGCGTTGAGTAGATAGTTGCACCGGTCATAGGAGTTCCTCGCTTGCATGCACCAGCGATGGCATAGCAGACAGGATCAATCTCTACCTGAGAGTCCGTAAGTAGTGAGCGCCCGTCACCCATGATTTCTCGATCACGAACGATGACACAACCACCAGGACATGATGGATGTGTTGAAGCAGCTCCAACAGCTTTAGCAATATCAATAAAATGTTGCTCCTTGTTTTTTATATAAGTGGGATCACCTTTGGGTGCTGTCATATCACATTTAAGAGTTGATACTCTTATATTAGGTAGTGAAACATATGATTGCGGATACATGGATTACTTCAAATTCACTAAAGACATGGAAGAATATGATGATTGGAATCGTATGAATGACAAAGCAAATTGGACCCGGTCAAGTGAGTTAGATGGGAAGCATTCAGTTAATGATGCCTGGCTAGATTTTGGTACGACTGATCGTGTGCATAGCCCAAGCCATTACACATCAGGTAAGCAGGAAGTGATTGATGTCATCGAAGACACAATCAAGAATGCACCTGACGTGACGCAAGGGATGCTTCAAGGACAAGTGATGAAATATCTGATGCGCCTATGGCTTAAGGACAACCCAGCTGAAGATGCTAAGAAAGCACGGTGGTATCTCGATCGCCTGATTAGCAAGATGAATTAGCACCTTACAAATCTGAATAAACCATTTTCACAAGTAAGAGTCTCATGCTCTTGCTTGTGCTCTAGTAGTTTGTTGATGATATGACCAGAAGCAATAGAAGTGTGCTTGAACTCAACTGTAATGCCTTGATCAAATCCTGGCAACTCTGGGTCATACCATTTAACAGGACGCAAATATTCCCATGGATCTAGCCCTTGAGAGACCCATGCATTCAACTCTTCTAATCGTTGAGCAGTCTTAATGATATGAGCTTCGTGTGCAATTTCAATAGGCACAGACTTGAATTCATTATTGCTAAGTAGTGCATGCTTCCACATCAATGAACCATCCTTATGGATCAAACGACATGGATGAACACGACTGCCAGATGGCATCGTATAGAAAGCTTCAGGCGAAATATGCCTACTCATCACACATCACCCCTGTGCTCTTCGTAATGTTCTAGGTCCTTGAACCAGTTATCACCAGCATACTCATTGTATATAATCCTACCGATGTCACGGAAGGTGTTATGAAATAAAGTGACCTTATCAATATCACTAATGGTTGCATCCAAAGGTGGGCCATAGATCAATACATTCCAGGTTGAAGGGCAAACTGATTCAAAGCCCTTAGAAGTAGCTCGAAGTTGCTTAATGCGACGGAAAGGAATACACACAGGATAATCCCATATAACCGGAGTCGCTCTGACGATTTCGGATGCACTAGTGAAAAATACGAAACTATTTATATGGTTATTGCGATACTCGTTAATGGTTTTGTTTAACCATACCCGTGTATTACGTACTGCACCCTTAGGTGCTACCCACACATTTCCATGCCAGTGTTCCTGGAGTGGGTTTGTCTCTAACGATGGAACAGACGTTGCATCTACTAGTACCTGCTGAACAGGATCAGATGTAGGGTCATAGTCAATAGAACCCATAACTTGACGAGCTCTTTCAATCAATTGAGGTGTTGGATAAAGAGGTAGTTTTAAACCACTCTCTTTAAGCTTAGCTTGTAAATTCTGCTGCGAGCGCTCGGAAGCCTTCTTGGCTCCCACCTGCTTCGACTGCAAATGTTCTTGTTCCAGCATCACTGATCAAGGTAATTAGTACATTTTTTGACCAGTCATTCTCATCAATTTCTTCCAGCAATTTACGCAGGAACTCAACCACATCATTGTCTTCATTCGCTTCTGCAGCATTAATATCTGCTTCCAGCGAAGTGCCTGACATGAAAGTAGTTGAGTCGTTGCACAGATTAATCACCAGTGAACCTGCACCTTCTGCAAGCACTCCATTAGAAGCAATAGTAATTAGATCAGTAAGAATCAGCTCAGCAGTAGCAGCAAGAAACTTCTGCTCTTGCTCCTTCTCTTCCCCGAATTTGTCTGAATGAATTAATTGCTGAAGTAGATCTGTACGTCTAGACATAATGTAATGACTCTTTCAATAGGATAAGTTAATTAAAACTCTGATGTGGGATCTTCATCATTAGTTTCGTGATCTTCTGGTTGTTCAAACAAGCCTGGAGAATCTGGTTTGGTCTGACTGATGTGGCGTCCATTGAGCATGTCTACCATGACAGCTTCAAAACGTTCATCAAACATTGAGTTTGGATTGAGTATGAGATCTTCTCTTTGATCTAGACCTTCTGAGATGGCTATCTTCTCTTGTTCTTTCACTGCTTGCTGTACTACATACTCAGCAATTTGTTGCCTGAGTGTATGCAGCTCACAAGCAAGCTCGAAACTTTCTAGATAACTATCGTGGTCTACAAATACCCCAATATTTTGAGGAATAAGATGGAAGGGATTACAACAATACTTGTTCCCACAAGTAGTTTTAACACCAGTGAATCCAAGATCACCCCATGTAAACCACATCGCAACACGTTGAGGATGGTGCTGTGTCGATGATGAGATGCCATGCCTTCTCCATGCAAATTGAGGTTGCTTAGTTCTTTTGTTAATGCATCCGTTCCATTCCCAGCATTCATCTGGATCAGCCATGTCTACTAATGACCAGAACCTAAGAGCTTTTACTCGATTCTTTTTTAGTAACTTAGAGATATCAAAGGACATCCGCCCTTCACGTGCACCGGCTACGCAGCGAACACAAGCTTGGTGGCTGTCATAGCGCATGCTGTGGGAAGAGAATCTACCAAGTGAATGTCCTGAGTAAAGACAAAGCTCTCCCTCCTCAGCTGTATTAGACATCTGTTTGACGCGCCTGCCATAAGCATGGCCGCCAACCTTTTTAGAAGGTTGAGCCTCAGCCATTAGAAAGATCCCTCGGGTTTTACATATGTCCCACCATGAGGTGGGTATTGATCTTCAGTGTCGAGTGATTCGAGTTGATTATTAATCATGTACTCATAACGAGTGGAGTTCTCGTATTTAATTCGAACTAGTTTTGAGCTTGGGGTGTAATACTCTGGTCGTCCAACAACCAAAGCATTCATCCCATTAGTTTGTACACGGACACGCAGCCCAATCTTGATATCGGAAGCAAGCATATTAATACCTTATATATTGTTTAGTTTAATTAGAAGTCGTTCAAGATATGGGATTCATCTAAAGGATCATCCTTTGGACGTTGCCAAATACGTATCGATTTAGATTTACCATTAGCGTCTTTCCTGCTTGTTACCAAGCGACGCCACCCCATTGACTGAAGTACATCAGCAACACGGCGTCCTTCACGACGTGACTGGTTGCGAGGGTCAAGCTCCAGTGCATGAGTAAGCACGTCGGCTGCAGTGACCTCTTGCTTGATTGAAACGTAGGCTCCAATCTTGTCTAACCAAGGATCTGGATCACCAAACTCTTGGATGTATTCCGAGATTGCAGCAATCTCACCACTGTTGAATTCATATCCAACGCCGCTACGGTAAGCATGTACCGCCGCTGCCCACAGACTATCTCGTTCTTGCTCTAATTGCTTCCAAGGAATCTGAAATCCTCCTGCAATTTCTAGTGGAACGAATCGTCTATTGCCAGTACTGTCAACAAGGAATTGATTCCTATTGGTAGTACCAATCATCACAAAGCGACGCGGCAACTTTGATGGAAGTGATGCATATGGATAACGAACCTCATCTACTCGACTTGTGATTAGGTTCTTGAAGTTCTCAATGTTCCTGACATTGAAGTAGTTATCGATCTCAGGTAGCTCAAGCAGCCATGCCATATGCAGGCGGTACTGCTCTTTCATCAGAGTCTCCAAGGGAATGGTGATCTCTGCGAACAGGGCATCAGGTACCAAGTTTCTCGCGAACATGGACTTACCTACACCCTGAGCACCCACAAGAATGGGTAGCCAGGACATGGATGCACCTGGGTTGTAGGCACGAGCTACTGCACCAATCATCATGCGCTGCATGGCAAGAGTGGCTAGCTGATGCTTGTTACCTAGGAAGACTTCTCCAATACGGTCCCAATCTTTATGCGGGATCGCATGTGCTGCACAACTATCGAGGTACCGAGTGATCGGGCAGTAACCGTTTTTACCTGCTGCATACTGAATAGCTGACTTGATACGCGGCTCAGGAATGAATACCCCGTACTCACAAGCAAGCTTGGTAGTCATAATGTCTAAGTCATTACCTTCAAGCTGAACAACTTTCCCGTTGGGGTCGTCATACTCAATGGCATTCGTAAGTCTGTTCTTACGTAGACCAGTCAAGATTGATTTAACTTTCTCTACGTCAGCTTCACGTTCTTTGGCAGCGTCATCACTGCTTTTCTTTGGTCGCCCACGCTTGGCAACTTTTTTGGAATCCGGTAAAGGTTCCGGTTCGAACTGCATAGTTTCTCCTTTTGCTTGTCGTATAACCTCTTCAAAACTGACTAACGGATCAGTCTCTGTATAACCAACCGCTCCACCTGATGCACCGAAGCGCACATCACTTGGAAGCTTACTAGTCCAATTAGGATCTTGCTTTTTTGCAAGCGAATATAGTTTAGTATGCCCCGCATATTTACCGAGACCTTTCCACTTAAACGCACGTATGTTTTCTTCTTTGTGACCATGATGGCCACGAATGACCCAGTCCACCCAGTCATCAAATAGGACGCCACCTACGCCAGCACAGGCTGCCATGACAGGTACGTAATAAGACTCGTACTCGTCGTCGTCTGAAGGCCGTAGGAACTCTCTAAGGAGCCACTGACATCTTCGTACGTCAATATCCTCACAGTCTGAATGTACAAACTCTGTAGGTTCGTCGTAATCAATATCAGTCAGTAGGAATTCAGGCACCAATGCACCATCATTAAGACGATGACTGGTAGCTGTATTGCCATACCAAAGGCGCTCAGGCTTTTGTCCACAGTTATCTTTGAGATCGTCAAGCTGCAGATCGGCAAGCAAACGGTTAACGATTAACCAGTAAGCACCGCGATGTTGGCTAGAAGATTCAAGATCAATTTCCAATGCAAAAATTGCACGGAATCTATGTTCCTGTTCTGTGTGACTGGCAGAAGTGTAAGTAGCAAGGCACCACTCTTTAGCAGTTGTGGTTTCCCAAAACTTATCAAGAGTAGTGTCACCATCAAAGTCGATGACAATGATGTTGCTTCCTGCTGCATTATCTGCACGTCTGTGTCGATCAATAAAATGAGTGGCGCACCAGCCGTAGCCATGCTCCACCCATCCGAGTAGCCAGTCGATACTGACTAATACATTTGACCAACCACGAGCAACCAGTTGTGGGTTGCTTTTATTTTGGCAGTTCTTATTGACTGCTACTTTCAGTATCTTTTGCACTCTCCATCTCATGAAATTGTTGGGCTCTCTTCAAAAACTTTGCTTCGAATCTGTCCAGCTGATCGGTATCTATAAAGATACCTTGAGAGGTTTCTGGAGTAGAAACAATAATCAAAGCTACATCACATTTATATCCTGTTCGTTCAGCTAACGCGAGGCGGTAAGCCGCCATTTGCTGAGCGCACTTTTGATATTTCCTAAATCCACCAAAACCTAAGCGGTCTCCTTTCTCAGGAAACACAGCAGAGTAAGGAGCGTTACTGGTTTTAAAGTCAGCAATTATCTTTACCCCACCTATCTCTCCGATCAAGTCAGGACAACCAGCGTACAAATGTTCTGTTGACCAGACATATGCAACTTCGCGGTCATCACTTCTGAGGTGATTCCAGTCAGGACGTAAGGGACGTTCCGACCAATGAAGTGTATCAAACCAATCCAGGTATGGTGTGATTCCATTCCAGAAATCTTGATATTCTTCAGAAACTCCTGGGTCTAATCCTCGGAGGTAATTTTCGCAACCAAGGTGAATAGCTGAGCCTCGTGTTGAAGCTGCTTCTAGAGCACCAGGGTTGTTTTTTTGCCAGTTACGTAATCCAGCCTTAGCTTTTTCAGTTTCCGTGGCAGACAGGACTGTAGTTACCGATGGCATATACAGACCTGAACAGAGGTACTTTCTATAGCCGCTCGGAGTTTGTATCCGATACGGCTTATCAGTAGTCACCCTCTTCTACCTGCGCTTGAAAGTTCTGCGAATACGTTGCGCCTGAATCTGTAACTGTGGTTTGCTCCTGAAACATGGCATACAACTGCCCCACTGCGTTTCCTACTGCCTCTGTTACCTGACCAATTGCTTCGACACGTTGAGTCATAAACGAAACTTCGTTCCTCATGTCTGCAACTTCTTGACGCAGAGCAATGGTGTGATCCATCAAGGAAGGTACTTTTGGAAGGGGCCTTGTTGCTAGTGGTCGTTGCGGAGCATCGGCTACAACGGGTTCAGTAGGAACGATTGGTTGTTCTGTTGCTTGTGCACCTGCAATGATCTGAGCAATGCGTGCCTGCATTTCAGGTGGCAAGTTTTCCATATTCGAATTAGTCATTAGAATTCAGTTTCCTCTTCTACTTTTTTCGTTGCAGTTGTTGTCCCTACATGGGCTCCACGTTTGTCGGTTCCACCAGCAGGAAGACCTTTCTCATCAACTTGTTTGCCATCGAAAGGATCTTTGCCTTCAAAGAAATTAGGTAGCCAAATGGTCTCTTTCTCCTTGTCCCAAGATGATTTAATTTTATCTGGCACTTTACGGACCTTCGGTAAGATGCTGTATGTAGTTTCCAGACCGGCTCCCTTGCGGCTAATCTTAATTGAAAAATTAGCAAGCCCATCTTCCGTCCAAGTGTAGTCTTCAATTTCTTGAAGGATCTCAGTAAGTTGTTCTCTAAGTGATTTTTGTTCAATGAAAAGTACCTCTAAACGACCACGAGCTGCGCTAGTGCCAACCCATGCAAGAAATCTCCGGGGTTTGACAAAAGTTCCATCGATTTTAGGTCGATCGGGCTTGGACCAATCGGTCTCTCGTGCGATGTCTTCGGGTTGCCCAGGATGAGTACGACTAACAACGTAGCCGTTAAAACGCAAATCACCAGTTTTAGGATCACGGCATTCGGATGCGTACTGCCAACCGACGATTGCGTGACCGGTTTCATAGCAACCGAGTAGTCGGAACTCTTCCGATTCTCCGTCTTTAAGACTGCTTGGTTTCCAATAAGGTTGTGGTTCTTTTGTTTCAATTTTATCTGTTGTCTCCAGCATTTCTGGAGGTAGGACTTGTAGCGCCATATTGATGTTATTTAGACTCTACAAATATAAGTAATACGCTGGATAAATGTGAGTTTAGTGAAATTTTTAGTCATTAAAAAAGCCTCAATGAGGCCATTTAAGGTATATGTGATTGTACTAATAAATTAGTAGTCAGGCACAGGATCTACTTCGCCATATCCCTTTGCTTGACCCGTTGTTCGAGCTTGAGAATTAGATCTCTCTTTTTCTTTGCGAGTAGTGAAGTCGTTTGCAACGATTGCACGGTAAGGACTTGCGTCACCTTCCTTGCGGTATTCACGGAGATAGCCATGAACGCATATGCCACGTCCACTACGGATTCGATCGCTGAGTTTGGACTTCCTGCTTTCATGGAGTTCCATAAAGAGCCAGGTAGTGACGTCAGCATTATCCAGGGTAGTCCCAATTTTGGTTGCGATCTGTCCATTCTTGCGTTCCTTAATGTCGTTAGATCCAAAGAATGCATTACCTAGTACAACCTGGTTGCAATACATATCCTGTGGAATGTTGAACTCGACAGTAGTCACCATAAGATCTAAAGGCTGAGCAGTGTCTTCTGAGAAGACAAGGTAGCCAGTGATCAATGCACGGTTTCCTTTTTTCCAGTCGAGGAAGGAATCGAGTTTGGGACCGGATCGGTCGTAACAAAGGACTCGAAGTTTGACCTCGTTGTCACCGCTGCCAGCGGGGATAACAGCATCAGCGCCGCGATAGTCCAACCCATAAGCATTGATCGGATCTGAAATAATGGATCTGAGTTCAACTGTGGCTGCGATAAAGTTCATTATTGCCTATATATTTATCAGTCTTTAATATAAGCACTATGTCCACATAGCGCGAGATACAGTAGGCAATTCTGTATCAAGGATCTCGCTTATCTGTGAAGCAATTTGTGAGTGCTCGACTTGAGTCCCATGACTTGCACGGAGATCTATATAGTGTAGCCAACTACGAATTGTGCCTGACATATACATCCTAGTTTTGGTAGATAGGGGAAGAACATTACGAGCACACTCCTTAGCTACACCATAAGCAAGTAGCTTTTTGTACAAAGCATTTGACTTGTCATTATGTAGCGCAATGCTGTTTTGAAGTTCCTCCGAAAGTTCTTCTGGAAAATCATCAATAGAATTTTGGCGATTATTTAAGTCCTGTCTACGGAGTTTGGGTACATCTATTTCAGTGACTTCCGCATAGCGCTGAGAGAACTCTTGAAATGAGAATGATCTGTGTCTAAGGATTTGCGCTCCAATAGCTCTTGTAGTCTGAATCTCGACGCACATGGACGCCATTTCGAATGGACTCCAGTGCTTATGTTTGATGAGATATTTGATGAGACGTTCGACATTGGGATTATCCTCGTTAGCTGGATTTGATACTCGGGCAAGTTTGCCAATAAGTTTTTCGGCATCAGGTGTTACCCATACCAGTTTAGCTGTGTGCATGTATTGCTAGCAATTGACGTAATTGTTTGACAGTTAATTTATTCGCACGCTCTCTGACATAAAGACAGAGATCGTCTATGTAATCACTCTTCAGTTTTGATTTTGCCATATAGATTTGGTCGTATCTTTCCGTAGCCAGATTGAATTTTTAATAACTCACCTTTACCTCTGAGCTTGTCGAAATAAGCGTCAAAAATATCGGCCATTGTGTATGCACGTACTACATCATAAGCAATATTGCCATCAATAGAATAAGTAACGATATGGCAATCAGATGGTAAGTGGCTGTCAACAAAGGTCTTGAGGTTAACTTCTTGGTCTACTATTTGAATTTTAATCTTTTCTTTAACAGTGAATTCAAGCGGTGGCATATTAAGCGTACTGAGGTAAGTTTTGGTTGGCAGTCTCAAAAAACGCAGGCATTCTTGAGGCGCGAGTGTCGGCAAGCCCTTGAGCTTTGCCTACTGTATATAGAGAATCTGAACTACTAAGCCAGAAGTTGCTGGAGAGATGCTTGTTATCTGCTTCCCCTTTGAGGGACTGAAGGCACCAAGCAACCGTAGCTCTCCTAAGGTTATTGAGCGTTTTGTCTGACTTAAGACCAAGCGATTCACAGACAAGTGTGTTCGCTGCGACATGGGTCTGCTCATCTCGTGAGATATCGGCACTTGTCGTACGCAATCCTGTATCTCCCAACCGTCGGAAGATGGGCAGTAAGACGAAAAAGACTGATCTCTCAAGTACCACAGCTTTGAGAACAGGATGGCGGTCCAGCTCAAGCCAGGTCTTACAAATGTGTGCAGCCTCCTTCTCAAACTGAGGGGAGACTCCATGTGCTTTAGCTGCGAAATTAAGGGCAATATCATGGTTTTCTTCATCAACAACATTGGAAGCAAGCAACTCCTTGCAGCCCTTCACATCAGGCAGGTCACCTTTCATAGCTTGGCTAATAAAGTCACCTACGGGGATTTCAAGACAACGGAGTGCTAATGCTCGTTGAATAACTTCTTCGCCACCATCAAGGAGTAGACCAGCAGATACTTGGACTGGAGTCCAGGTACGCTTGCGCTCGTGTAGATGGATGTAGGGAGTTTCTGCTTTCATTTGTTTGAATGTATAAGGTTTATTCAGCGCAGCCGACACAGGCTGCTGGGTCATTAAAGATGTTGATAATGCCGTCATCATCGGCGTCGCCGTCGTTGAATCCGAACATAGTTCCAAAGTCACCGTCTAGTGCAGCAAGTGCATCATCTTTTGCCTGCGTGTTCTGCATAACTTGCAAGCTGTAGTACAGCGAAGTTTGTGGAGAATCTAGCCAAGCTTCAATGAATGCATCGTCGTAAGTAACAACGTCGCTCCATGAATTGAAACTATAGCCATGAGCCAGGCCGGTGCGTTTTAGCATTTCCATAATGCCATCGACTACACGTTTGTAGTTGTCCCAACCAACCGAGTCAGCTGTTTCAACTTCTCCGTAGTCGAATGTTTCAACACCAAATGTAGAGCTGTCTCTATCCACTGTGCGTCCGATTGGCGGTGCAATTTCGGGGGCCGTGGTATAGCCAGATCGGTCTTTGTAACGGTAACTACAAGAGGCAGTTGGAGCAATAGCAAAGCAACGATCCATATTGGCTCGTTCTGCAATAGCTGCTGCTGAATCAACACCTAACTGAAGTTCTTTAACTATCTTACGTGCTTCTGGAGTCGTAAGATAATCGCCTTCAGGATACAAGTGAGCAGTTAAAGCTTCACCAAATTCAGCATAGGTAACTTTCTCAAGAGCTAAGAGGTTTGCTAGTCCAAGCATGCCTAGCCCCACTTGCCGATCTTCTTCTTGTGCTAGGTACTCACCTGTATTTTCGACACCAGTTTTTGAATGCAGATCAATAAGCTCTGACATTCCTGCAATAAATGCAGACGGGATATCTTCAGGACGACAAGCACCTAAGTTTATATGCTCCAAAAGACATGTGCCACGTGATTTGAGAAAAACCTCCAGGCATACGTTCGCATAAATCCTTTCACCATGCTGATCACTGCGGATCTTGGCTAGCCAGATGTCACCACGAGCAATACCTTTGAGGATTGCATCTTTGACTGCAGGCTTGGCCATGTCCCACATGACGTTAGACAAGTTAATGCAACGCTTAGCCCAAGGTATTTCGTGCCTAGGCATATTGACGAACTCAAGGATGTCCTTATGGTTTAAATCGAGGTGAAGCACCACAGCTCCGTTCTTGTAGACCCCACCTCTACGGAGTTGCTCATTCAGGCAGGAATAAATTTTGCCGAATGAACAAGGCCCAGAACTTACTAGCCCTTTACCGTTGTCATGCCCGGCAGGACGAATCTTGGAAAGATGTACAGCAACCCCCGCCCCGAAGCGCAATCCGTGACTCACGTAGCGCCAGCTGGCTTCGATTCCATTGGGTCCCTCCATACTGTCATCAACTACAAAAACTGTGCAGCTGACAGGGAGGCGACTAGCTGGATCATCAATCCAATTTTGTACACGCCCAGTGCGTGCAATCACTTGCTTATTTTCCATTGGTGTCGTAGTAATTAAGTTGAGGTTTAGGTAGGCAGTCGCCTAGATCGGGCGGTAAATACGATGGACCTTTAAGGACCTTTCCGTCTTCTCTGTAAATTGGCTTTCCTTGTTCATCTAGTTTACTGAGATTAGACTCATAAACGAGTTGCATAGCCTTATCTAAATCGATACCATAAGTAGCAGCAAATTGATAGCAGACAAAGACAAGATCTGATAGTTCTTTGACAAGTTCTTCTCTACGTTTTGTGTTTTCAGGATCAGCAAAACACTCATCAGCAGCAGTCATAAACTCTTGACCTTCTTCAGCTATCAATCTAAGCTGCATATCCCATAGACCCTTTTTAATAAATCCAAATCTAGAGATATTTTCAAGAATTTCTTGATTAAAAATCTCTCTGAATTGACGAGCTTGTTCAAGTAATGTCATAATTATTCCCTTAGTGTGATGCGTCCTCTTGTTAGATCAAAGGGACTAAGTTCTACGGTAACTCGATCGCCAACCAAGAGCTGGATCTTACGTGTTACTAATTTCCCTGATGCTCTGCACAAACACTTATGTTCTGTTGGCTCATCTAGTTCAACATTGAAGTAACCGTTGCCACTCTCCTTAAAGATGACACCTCTTGCTTCAATGACATTTGCTTTTTTGCTCATTTTCTTTGACCAATTTGAAATATAATTTGTTGTACTTAACAATTAATTCATTAATTGCTTCGCGATCATGTGGCTGATCGATGGCAGCTAGGTGTTGAGAGCACCCGTGAAGCTCGCCAATAAGTAGTAAGTATTGTTCAGGCTGCATTAAAACCCTTTAACTTTTTTGTGTTTCTTTTTGCCTTTCTTGTACAGATTGTGTGGCCCAATCTTGCAAAGCTGTTCATCACTTTCTCTGGCAAGTATAGTGCACATTTGATCTACTGCCATGGCAAATATACCAGCATGTGATAGTTTGCCAACCATGTGATGAGACAAGTCAAATATAAACTCTTCGCGTTCGTTTTCGGTCATTCTGGATGTGCGTAAGTGTAGGCATCGAGAGTTGCTTGAAGGTGCTCAATAATTGAATTGGCACCAATAAAACGTTCAACAGATTCTTCTCTATAGTCACAATCTTCATCGCCGTCTTCATCTAGTCGGCAGGAAACCTCCTCATGAACGACGACGAGTGTTGGTGACAGTTCCACCGATAACTCCTCCGCCAACGCTGTAGGGCCGCCTGAGGGCGCTTTAAGAGGGACAAAGTCCAACTCAGCCGCTTCGTTTTCCGTGAGAGTTTTGACGTGGTCCTTGAGACGATCGCAAGGAGTACACCCGTCTTGGGTAAATACATAGAGCTTGTAGTTTTTCATCATTGTTTTAAGCGGGATTACCATCAGTGAAATAGAAACCACCGATACAGTTATCGTTATTTGATATTACTAAATGTCGTGCATGTTGATAACATCTCATACCCCTATGATAGGAAATCATGACAGGATCACCGACAATTACGGTGTCTAATCGGTCGCACATAATCAAACGAACTGCAGGTGGTTTACGTTTGTACTGAATCTCTGCCTCATAAGCAAGGTGTGGGTCTTCCTCAAGTGTGTTGGGGTTAAAAACTGTTCTGACTTTTGGTGCAGTCACAGGAATTGCTTCCATTTCAGACATTAGTTTTTTCAAGTTCTTCTTCCTCTAGGTAAATACAAAAGTCGTCAAAGTCCATTGGTCCAAGCCAGTCATCGTATAGATACTGGGGAGTGGGGTCAAAGTCGTCGAGGTATTCCTCAAACTTGACCCGCTTCTGTTGTTCATTCATGATCTTCCGAAAGGGTCAGGTGCCCAAGTAAAGGTGATGTTGCTTACGTCATTGACATAAGACTCTTCGACAGACTCATAACCTTTGTCCTCAATATGATGAATGAGGTATCCGTTGGTGTGGATGTATTCAGGAATGAGACGCTCGATTTCAAGCATCAGTCGATGAACGATGTAGTTACGAAAGTTGGTCTGCTCAATTACAGAGAGTGTCATGCTTGAGAAATAACGCGATAGGTTGAAATTGGCTTTCCATTAATCAAAAGATCGTTGAGTAAAGCCAATTCTTTTTCAGCAAGTGCTTTGTCTTCAAACAATTCTCTAGTCACCCAGGAATCGTCGTAAGCCTGTTGCTGTAGAAGGTGAATCATGAATTAGGCAGGTGCAGTTTTAGCGGAGGTAGATACTTCTTTTCAGCAAGGTAGTTTTCGACAACCTTGCGATCTTCGCTAGTGAGATAACCAAACACGATGTTGAGTATTCGGTTGAGATAGTACGTAGGAAGTTCTGGTGAGTCTTGGGCCAGTGCGCCGTGGCACAGCAGTACGACATCGAGGACGTCATAATCGGGTAGTTCTCTAACGTTCATTTGTAAATTGGATGTATTCGGTAGGGTTTTCAGCAAAGTAATCAAGTAGCTCTAGCAACCGACATGCTGTTATGTGCTCCCCATCAATAGATAATTGGAGGAGCACAGTATTAAGGTAACGTCTAGCAGCTAGCAGCTCAGTAACTGCTCTTGAGGTCATTCCTCTTCTTCTTCCTCTTCTTTCTTTTGTAGTTGCAACTGTGTTTTGGAATATTCCGACACACATTCGTCTACAAAAATCTCTAGCTCATATGATTCCAGCTGTTCAAGTGCCATTGCACAGACAGAGCGGCGGATAGCCATTGTCATGGATGGGTAGTTATCGATTAAATAAGCGTCAATATCAAAAATGAAATCGCGCTCATAGTCAGTTTTCACAGGCATCAGAAGTCATCCTCTGTATTTACTTCAGTTGTTGGCAAAGCACGAAGCTCATCAAGAACAGTAACTTCAGTTGGAACACCAGAGATCTCTGCAGAAAGAATTTGTACTGCATCTGTAACGCTGGCAATAATTCCTTCTTTATTTCTGTCAGAACGAAGGTCGCGGAGCTGCTCATACATATGATTGTCAGAAACACGCTCGCCATCTAGATAGATGTTGGCGAATGAAGGACGCATGCCTTGATCACCACGCTTGGACCAGAAGGTGAATGGTGTGTTGAAGTCATACATTCCTGACCCCATGATTCCCATCAGAGCTGTGACGACAGCTTGTGACCACATGGTCTCGACACCAGAAGTGAAGCAGAGCTTGGAACCTTCTGTGTTTTGAAGCTTAAAGTTGAGCTTGGTAGCTTTGAAAGTGCCAATATCATGAACAAGTTCAATGCCATAGCAAGTGACATTCTTGAATGTCTGAAGTGGCTTGCCAGTTGCAGGATTGACGAGAGCAATAGGCTTGGAGTCTTCGTAGCGAAAGAACACCGCATCAGAGTCTTTGGTTACACCAACTCCAATCAGCAGGTCGTAATCAACTGGCGCAGATAGGCCACCAGTAAACTCAGCGAGAATTGAAACAGGATTAGCGATTGTCATAGTAAAAAGTAAGTGAATGCCATATAGGCAATAGGAAATAAAGGACCCATTAGGGTCCGTATATCAGCGGTTGCGAGCAGGATCTAAAGCCATAAGCCGATTGGCTTCCGCTTGGCAGCGATCAGCTACTAGTTGATAGACCTGTTGTGGGTTATCAGCTTCGTGCTCTCGAATTAATTGCACCAGGAAATGCATGAACAGTCCTGTTAGTTCGGTTGTATTTGTCATTCGTCAGGCAGGTGCTAGTTCTCCAGCCATCTCAGCCAATTTGGCTGTAGCACGGCATTGAAGAACAATCCAGGCAAGCTCTCCTGACAGTTGATTTGTGTCGCAGAAATATTCGATTGTGTCGTCTATCAAACCTTCCAGCTCGGACAGCTGGTCGCGTGATAATTGCATTCGTAAGAATTATAAGTGTTCAGGCCCATCGCCGGGCACAAATTAAATATAGCGCCCATTAGGGCGCAATAGCTATGACATTTGTACTTATTTTTTCAAATTGTAATCAATTGATTTTGAACGTTCAGCAAATCGTCCAACTTTACCTTCAGGCATGTATGCCTGAGACTGGGAAGCCCGTCTTTGAACTCCAGAATAATTAGATGAAGACGATGATGAAGAAGTTTCAGGCATAGGCATAGGCATAGGCATAGGCATATTTGGCATAGGCATACGAGGCATATCTGGCATAGGCATACGAGGCATATCTGGCATAGGCATATTTGGCATAGGCATACGAGGCATATTTGGCATAGGCATATTCATAGGCATATTCATAGGCATATTCATAGGCATATTCATATTCATAGGCTTAGGCATATTCATAGGCATAGGCTTAGGCATAGGCATAGGCTTAGGCATATTCATAGGCTTAGGCATAT